CGAGAATATGATTATAGATTCTTTACAAACAAGAAAGAAGTAGACATTGTTGCTTCGACTCCTAAATATTATGAACAAATAACTGTTAGTGATTATGATGATTACGTTACACAACTAACAACAGTTACTAGTGAGTTTGTTTGGATCATACCCGGTGATGTAGAAACAGACTTTACATTTGATTATCAAATTCCTTATTGGGAAAAAGACAACATACATATTTTTAAAAATGGGTTGTACAATGACGGTGTAATGCTACAGCACAAAGACAGATATATTTCTCGAAGAGAGTATGAATTTTGTTGGCATACTAAAAAGAAAGAAATTTCGCACCTGGTTAGTATTCCTAAGCCTTATGATATTGTGTTTATTAGTTACAACGAACCTAATGCTGATAAGCACTACGAGCAATTACTCAAACGCTATCCTAGAGCCAAACGTGTTGACGGAGTAAAAGGCATACATCAAGCACATATTGAAGCTGCTAAGTTATGTACAACAACTATGTTTTGGGTTATTGATGGAGATGCTGAATTATTAGATGAATTTGAGCTTAACTATCAGGTACCTAAGTGGCAAAAGGATAACGTATTTGTCTGGAGAAGTCGTAATCCAATAAACAATTTAGAATATGGTTATGGAGGCGTTAAATTATTTCCTGTAAAAGAAACATTAGCAATGGATGTTACAAAAACAGATATGACAACTAGTATTTCTACTAAATTTAATGCAATGCCTGAAGTAAGTAATATTACAAACTTTGCAACAACAGAATTTAATACGTGGAGATCAGCATTTAGAGAATGCTGTAAATTATCATCAAAAACAATAAGAGGACAAGTAGACAATGAAACAGACGCAAGACTTAAAACTTGGACAACCGTGGGACACGATAGACCATTTGGCAAATATGCTTTGGCAGGCGCTGCCGCTGGTATGGAGTTTGGCCTTTCTAGCGGGGCTGACCTTCAGTTAATAAACAACTTTGAGTGGTTATATGAACAATTTCAGCAAAATACCGTGGAATGACATTACAGAGTTCGGGCAAAAGACCCTATTAGGCACTGAATTATTTACAGTGTCTTGGATTCTTGCGAGATTCTGTAACTATAACTGTTCCTATTGCTGGCCTTACGCTAGATCAAGTACGCCCGATCATCAAGATCTAAGCGTTTATATTAAAACTCTTGATGAAATAAAACGTCAAGCAAGAGAAAACGGATTTAAAAACTTTCATTTTAGTTTTTCTGGCGGGGAACCTACTGCTTATAAATACTTTGGAGAGATTATTGATCACTATTGTGATGATAACAATCCTGAGTACCAGAGTATACATATGACTACTAATTTGTCCCCAGGCAGTAAATGGTGGAATAGGTGGTTAGAATCAACAAGCAAACTTCAGCGTAGAAGTATTACTGCAAGTTATCACGCAGAATTTGCAAACGAACAGGAGTTTGGAGATAAATGTCTCCAATTAATGCATAATGAAACATTTGTTACAATCAATCAAGTTATGGTCCCTGAAATGTTTGAAGAGCTTTACGAACGCCTTGAACGATTTGCCGCCAGAGGCATCAGCGTTACTCTCAAGCCCCAGTCCGATCCTACCGCCAGTTTTGTCGTACACGGATATACACAAGACCAAATCCAAAGAATGCAACAAGGATTCCCCCAAGAGTGGAAAGGCGAACAAGTCGCACAAATCCTACTCAAAGATGCCCAAGGAATAGAGTACGAGTTAGATCAAGCAGAACGCTTTAATGCGTTTGGCTTTAACAAGTTCAAAGGATGGTCCTGTAATGCAGGCTATCAAGGATGTGTTATACGTGAAAATGAAGTCAAGCGTAGTTATAGCTGTCACGATGAACCATTGGGCACTTTAGATGGCGGTTTTAAGCTGTTTACAGCGCCAGCACAGTGCATTACACCTTCTTGTGTTAGTAGCGCCGACTCAAAATTACCAAAGGTAAAGAATGTATAATTTAGATCAAATAAGAATAATACACTTTGAAGTTACAAGTAAGTGTCAGGCACGTTGTCCTATGTGTCCTAGAAGACTGCAAGGCGGTCCGATGATGCCTTGGGTAGACTTAGAAGAAATTACATTGACACAATTCAAAGAATGGTTTCCAGTTTCGTTTATAAAACAACTTGATAAATTTTATATGTGCGGTAATTTAGGTGATCCTATTATAGCTAAAGATACAGTACCTATATTTGAATATATTAGAAGCCTCAATCCTAAAGTACATTTGCAGATGCATACTAACGGAAGTGCTAGAAATAAAAAGTTTTGGAAAGATCTAGCATACCTAAATGTAATTGTAGTGTTTGGCCTTGATGGTTTAGAGGACACACACAGTAAGTATCGTATCAATACAGACTTTAACAGAATTATTGAAAATGCAAAAACATTTATAAATGCAGGTGGAGAAGCACGTTGGGATATGTTAGTATTTCAGCATAATCAACATCAGACTGAAGAATGTGAAAAACTAGCATACGAGTTAGGATTTAAAGAATTTCAAAAGAAAGATTCTAGTAGATTTAAAGACGGCAAATATATTGTATTGGATGACGCCGGAAAACCAATTGACACATTGTATCCTACCGACCGCAGTGTAAGTTTTATAGAAAAAATCGAGGATGCAAAATCAGAAATAAAACCTACTATTAGTTGTAAAGCAAAAAATGCTAATGAGATGTACATTGGTGCTAACGGAGCAGTTTCTCCGTGCTGTTGGATAGATTTAGAATGGCTTCCGCCAGTAAGCAATGAGCGCATTGATTATATGGGGAAAATAGGAAAGTTTCCTAACCTTCGAACTACAAGTTTAGAAGAGATATTTAATTCTGATTATTTTACTCAAATAGAAAATACTTGGTCGTCAAGTTGTTTAGAAACTTGTAAAAAACAGTGCGGTAAGTTTGATAAACTAGGAGCTCAATTTGAAAGTTGATATACAAGACGTATTATTTTGGATGGATGCTATTCGTAATAGCGAGGATAGGTATCGTACCCTTGAGAGCTTTTGGAAAGGGCAAGTAAACAGCAAAGTATGGCTAGCTGAACAACTACTAGGATTTGTACCGGTTAAACCGTTAAATATCGTCATATACGGTGGTTGGAACGGAGTTTTAGCAAGTATACTGTTTAATTCTAAAATTAGCATACAACGCATTACAAGCGTAGATATAGACCCATTATGCGAAAATATAGCATATACAATTAATAAACGTTATGAGATGCAAGGAAAATTTAGCGCAATTACAGCAGATATGTGCGATTTTAAAACAGATGCCGATGTTGTAATAAACACAAGTTGTGAGCATATAACACAAGAACAGTATGAGCGATGGTTGTCTAATCAGCCAGGCGATGCAGTTTTTGTACTTCAAAGTAATAATTATTTCGACCTAGACGAACACATTCGTTGTTCTATAGATTTAACTGACTTTACAAAGATGAGCAAAATTAAGCCGTACTTTAGAGGAACCTTTCCTACATCTAAGTACGAGCGTTATATGCTTATAGGAAAAAAGAAATGAGCGAAACTTTTTGTCCATTACCTTGGATACATTTAGCAACTCGTCCTAATGGAGATGTACGAGTGTGTTGTACTGCTAACGCTAGTGGTGCTGGTACTACAGACGACAAAGAAGTAGGACTTGTTAAAAAAGATGGCGTTAATATGAATTTACGTGATCATACTATTGAAGAAGTTTTTAATAGTCGCCAAATGCGTAATACACGACTAGAGATGTTGCGTGGAGAAATTCCTGCAAGTTGTCGTAAGTGTTTTGAAGAAGAAAGTAAGGGAATTAAAAGTAAACGCAACTGGGAAACAGAAGTATGGAGCAAGCGATTAGACATTGATAGCATTGTATTGCAAACTAAAAGAGACGGTACTGTGCCGCCAAATATTCCTTACTTTGATTTGCGCCTAGGTAATATGTGTAATTTAAAATGTATTATGTGTAGTCCTCACGACAGCTCAAGTTGGATTAAGGATTGGAAACTTCAATATCCTAAATATAAAAATAAAGATTTAAAACAAGATCAAGGATGGGATCCTAGCTTTGATTACGCCTGGTATAAGAAAAGTATGTTTCTTAATTCAGTTAAGGGACAAGCACAAAATATTAAAGAACTATACTTTGCCGGCGGCGAACCTTTAATGATACCAGAACATTATACTATATTAGAATTTATGGTAGCAGAAGGCCACGCAAAGAAATGTGTATTACGTTATAACTCAAACGGCACTGATATAAGTGATAAACTGTTAGACTTATGGAAGCATTTTAAGGAAGTCAAATTTAACTTTAGTATTGATGCAGTAGGCGAAAAAAATGATTACATTCGCTATCCTAGTAACTGGGATAGTTTAGTTTCTAATATGCACAAGTTAGATAACACTAATAAAAATGTTACAGTTAATATGGCTTGTGCAGTTCAGCTATTAAATGTAGGCAGTTTAGTAGAACTAGCAGAATGGAAAATAGATCAAAACTTTAAAAAAATAAATGCTGCACCTTACGGAGCAGGTGTTATAGGGTTACATTTAGTTTATTTGCCTAGCTATTTAAATATAAAAGTGCTACCCAAAGATATCAAGAAACAGGTGTCACATTCTATAAGTACATTTGCTAATTCATACAACACAAAAGAGTTTATTAATAACAAATATGGTAAACAACGTTGGCTAGGTCTTGTTGATTATATGAATAGTGAGGACTGGTCACATAAACTTTCAGCCGCAGTAGAATACTTAGAAATAAATGATAGTAACAGAGATTTAAATTTTAGAGAAACGTTTGAAGAATTGAGGAATATATGACCCCGGAAGAAATTGAAAGAGGATTACGTTGGCAAAGCCTTGTTAACTTAGGTAATCAAGTTAAATTAAAATGGCAGATTGATCATTATGCTGTACAACAGCAATTAGAACAGTTCAAAGACAATTGGTGTCCGTATAATGCAAAAAAAGATACACACAATAATAGATGGGGTTTACCTGTAACAAGCCATACTGGCGATGTAATGGACAATTATCATTTGAATAGCTTTGGACATATGCAACGTTATCACGATGTTGAAATGAAAGAAGAAAACTTTAATACACCAACTGAGGTGTATCATAAGATTCCAGAGATAGCAAAACTAGTAGACGTATTTGCGCCTGACATTGGTCGTGTGCATTTAGTACGGGTTGATCAAGGAGGATTTTTCCCTCCGCATAGAGATTTTCACGGAGTAAGTCCAGAATATTTTAGACTTTTAGTTGTGTTTGGAAATTGTAGTCCTGAAAACTATGTGCAGCTGATAGACGGGAAGCCGTTATATCCAGAGCCAGGATCAGTGTACTTTACGAATTTTCAATTAGATCATAGTGTTTTTAGTTTTAGTAATAATTTGTATAGTTTAATTTTAACCGTAAAACTAAATGAACGTACACAAAATCTTATTTTAAAAAACACAATGTCGGAATGAAGCTAACTTATCAAAATGCAGAAAAAGAAAATTGGTTTCTTGTTAGTTGGACATTAAGTAACAAGTGCAACTATCGTTGCGACTATTGTCCTAGTTTCTTACACGATGGTTCTAGTGGTTGGCCTAACAAAGACGATGTGATTAATTTTGTAAAGACTTTTGATTTACCGGGTAAAGAAGTTTGCTATAGAATAACAGGTGGTGAACCTACATATTGGAAGCACTTTACTGAGTTTGCAAAAACAGTTAAACAACAAGGACATTCATTTAGTTTCCTTACTAACGGTAGTCAAAGCGTAGATTACTACAAAGAGATAAGTCAGTGGAGCGATGGTATAATAATTAGTTATCATCCTAAGTATGCAGACATACAGCATATTGCAGACGTAGCAAACGCTATAGACTGCCCTGTAGCTTTGAATTTAATGATGGTACCAGAACACTTTGCTGAACAAGAAAGCGTTGCAGAACGCTTATATGCGCTTACAGACGCCCTTGCAATATGGCCTAAAGTAATTGTAGACAAGACAAGTGTAGATCACGTAACTAACAAAGTTAGTTCATACACACAAGAACAGCAAGACATAATAAGCAACTGGCCTTATTTTAGGAAGTTAGACGATAATAAATTACATCGTGGAGAAATTATGCTCGACGATGAGGTAGTGACAGCAAATGACTTAATTGTTAAAGAACTTAACAATCACTATGGTTGGACTTGTTGGGCTGGCTTGCATATGATAAAGATTGATATGTATGGAGACATATATCGTGCAGAATGTGAACAAGGTGGCAAGTTAGGAACAATTAGTAATTACACTATGCCTACTGCGCCTATCACTTGTGGCAAGACAACGTGTGCTTGTTTAAGTGATATCTATTTGCGAAAGCAAATTTAAGTCTGCGTCAAACTGAAAAATCTTATGGTCTTTATTTTTTAAATTGTATCCTATTACACACATCATATTATTATAAACAATAGGTCTTCCTAGAAGCCAATCTTTCATATACAATTCTTTTTCTATATCACCTTGTTTTGATATTTTTAGTATTGGACAAGAAGGTGTGCCTGCCGGAAAAAAATATGCTGAACTGTTGTATTCTATGCCTGTTCTAAATCTATATTTGCCACCAAACTTTAATCCAATATCGAACTGATAACTTTGCTTAGTTTTTGTGTCAAACACAAGCCCCCAATTGCTATCGTCATTATAATCTTCACCGTAGGGCAATGCTATGATTGTGTCGTCTACTAAAACACCTGTGTTGTATTTTTTAGCAAAGTCGTGTCCATCGATTGTATGCAACTTGTAAGTTTTAGTGTCTGTGTTAAATTCTACAATTTCATTTAGACCAGCAGTTTCTCCAAACGGTAATGCATAAAGCGTATTGTCTTTAACAATGATGTCTGTATATTTGCGTGTAATTGAATCGTCAATACCTTTGATTTCGTGTGTAACAATTTCTTTACCGTTAAATTCTAGTAATGTGTTGTATCCAGGATCATCACCTCTAGGCATACTCCAAAAACTGCCATTACAATAAACAGTACCCATATGTAGTTTTTTACCTTTTGTAGGTAATGGATATGATGTTACTTTACTGTTCTTGATGTGTAGTCCGATGTTAGTATCTTGATAACCTAATGGAAAACTAAACCCTTCATCTCCGTTAGAAGCTAGGTTATAAAATTGTCCTTTGCCGCCGAATGATAGTTTATGTAATTTAATTTTGTTAAGATCAAGTTCTACGACAAAGTTTAAATCATCATAAATGCCGTAAGGCACCATCCATATGTTTCCACCGATTAATTCACAAGTGTTAGTTTTACTTGTTGCCGGCGGCAGATCTAAAAATACATCTAAATTTAATTTTGTATCACCTTTGACAATGTACTTAAACCAAGTATAGTCTTTGCACAACTCAGTAGCAAACGGTGGCGATACTAACACACCATTTATATCTTGCAAAATTAAATGCTTAATTTCTGCTTCTTTATACCAGTCTTCGAATGCTTTATATGTCATTTAAGTCTATTGTTGTAACAACTTCTTCTTTAATAGTATCAAAAATTAGGACAGTTTGAAAACTTTCACTTTCGCCGTATGGGAACGCATATATGATATCGTTAACAATAACACACTGGTTATATTTTTCAATAGTTGTGCTATCAGTAAAGTATTCACCGACATCTATAGTATAACTAGAATCGTCTGCTGTGTCAATCACTAATATTTCTGCTAGGTCGCCTTGGCTTTTCCAAGTTTCTTCTGGCTCACAAACACAACCGCCTCTAGGAATATAATATATTTTTCCTTGACTATTTTCTGCTCCTGCAAAATACTTTTTACTTTCTTTACCTATACCTAAGTCTTTTGTGTACCACGTGTCGTTGATAGCATCAACAATTAGCATCTCACTCCAGTCTTCTTCGTGTCCTGCCGGAGGGAAATATATCTTGTTGTTACTTGCAACCGTATGTGAATAATACTTTCTGCTAGTGCCCTTAATACCAGTTTTTTCAAATGTCCAACCATTGTTGTACTTTGCAAGAATATCAAAATCTTCGTGTTCGCTATAAGGCGGCGACCAAAGTTTTTCGTTTACTTTTGCAAGTGTTGTAAATTTTTTATTGCAGTGCCTCTGTTTATCGTAGTCTATCCATTGATTAGATAAGTCGGTGAGTGAGTATGTTTCCATATCGCAATCAAACTCAATAGCATAGTTAAAATGCTTGTCTAAGTTTTCTCCTCTAGGTAGGCCGTAAATAGTATTTCCTACGAGTTGTGTTTGGTGCCACTTCTTTTCATCGTCTGGTAGGATACGCAATTCAATTTGCTTAACCCATTTTGCATCCATATCAAATATTAATGCGTAACTGTATGGAGAGTGTTCACCGTAAGGTAGTGCATATATTTTATTTTTATATATGTGTCCTTGAATGTATTTGCCTTGGCCGTCTATAGGAACCTCAATGTATTGTATACTATTATCGTTGGTATCTAATACTAAAATATTTTTCTCGTTGTAAGGTAAGAAATAAATGAAGTTACGGTGTACAATACCTTTTTGCCACTTTTCTGTGGACTTATCTACATCTAGTTTAATCTTTTCAATAACATATGTTTTAGGATTAACCACTAGCATATAATCTAAACTTTCGTTTAGTCCATAAGGCGGAATGTAAATTAGTCCATTAGGGCCTACAGTAGGGTAACTAAATGCTTGCGGGGTCAAATAACTCTCCAAATGCTGATTGCAAATCTGCTTTTAATTTTGTGTGTATAGATTTAGAATCGTAAATTCCAACATTATCCCAATCAACCATACGCATAGTATCACCGTCAACTATGATATTACTTAATACCCAATCACCGTGTGCATACGGTAGTGTGTTGTTTATTTGATCTATACAAAATTTACATACCTCATCACGGAACTGTGGAGTATGTTTTAATTTACTTGCAGGTAGTCCTACGTATCTAGTAAAGTCGATAAAGTTTTCACCTACATATTTAACATAGCCCGGTTGTACTTTATCTAGTATCTCGGCGTGTTGTTGCATCCACTTAGAATCTTTGTCATACCAATACTTTCTAATGGTGTCACTATCTTTTAAAAATACAGCACGTTTCTTTTGTATATTTTCTTTAATTAATTCCATAGTCTTGTGCTACTTCGGGCAAGTAGTCCTTTATGCTAATATTTCTAAAGCTATCAAGTCTTGTGATAACATCTACAAACTTTTTTCGTTGTTCTGGGTCTTGTGCTTTATTAATATTTAAGTAATTAGGATTTTCTAAAATGTTTAAGTGAACCTCTACGTTATTTTGTTTTGCCCAGTTGTATACCTCGTCCATATACAGCTCGTTTAGTACACTGACTGTAGGTGTGATACTCACTCTACAATAATCTTTGTACTTGTTAAAGTTTGTTTCAACAGTATTCCAATTACTTCCGTATCTAATATATTCTGCACGTTTTCCGATAGCATCGATACTAATCGCCATATTAACTACATCGAAGCGTTTTAATAATTTTTCTAGTTTAGGATTGTAAATTGTACCGTTAGTATTAAATCGTATTGCTACATTGCTATCTAAACGTTCTAATAGCATAGGTAAGTGTTTAACCATCATAGGTTCACCGCCGGTTAGGTAAACTTCTTTTAGTGGATACTTGACTAATTGTTCAATCGCTGTTTCGCTTGCCCAATTAAAGTTAGGAATTTCTAATACATTATTAACAGGAATAATTCCTTGTTTTTGCATTTCTATTGCTTCTTCTGCAATACTGCTGCTAGAACCTTCCCAACAACTTACACATTTTAAATTACAACTATTGCCAAATCGTAAATCTAAATGACTTAATCCAGGTCCTAAATCAGCCTGTGATCTTTTGCTAGGAAATCCTTGTGCTTCTTTATTTGCACAAGTTCTACACGCATCTGGCCAAACACCCTTTGCAAAACTTTCTACGGCATCTTTATGCGTGTTACTGTTTAACCAATCTTCTATAGTGTGTGTTTTAATATTTTCTTGATTATTAGTTTCTAGACTTATACAGCACAATCTATACTGTCCGTCTGCTCTAATGCAAACCTGATGATCTAAAAACTGGCAATTCATTCCTAACAATAACCTTAAAAATTCGTGATAACTACTGTATATAGCATAAAAAGAGGTGGTAAGTGTTTCCTATTGAGTTAGAAAATTATTTAAAAAACAATTTAGATACCTATAAAATTAAATATCCTGATATGTTTGACCCTAAATGGACAGTAACAGAATCAGGCTGGCCGTGGTTTCAACTAAGTGCATTAGATGACCAACCTTGGAAAGAAATGTATGCAGAAGCCGAAGCACTTGTTGATAAGTTTCATTCACATAGAGAAGATAGTTACGGCAAAGGCTGGAAAAGTTTAACACTACACGGACTTAATGAAGATACACAAAGTTTAGAACAATACGGTGAAGATCGTAATGCAACACTTGAACAACTAGATTGGACTTGGGTAGCAGATAAATGCCCTGTAACTAAAAAGTTTTTAACCGATGTTTGGCCTGCTGAATATTTAAATCGTGTGCGTTTTATGTTGCTAGAACCGGGTGGATACATTTTACCACACCAAGATCGTCCTAGTGATCAAAAACGTTTAAGTGTTTGTAATATTAGTCTTAATATGCCAGAAGGCTGCGAAATGGTAATGGATGGGTTTGGTCGTGTACCGTTTAAGGATGAAGGCAGTGCCTTCTTAATGGATATTAGTAACAAACACGCAGTCATCAATCGTAGCGATAAACCAAGAATACATATGATTATACATTACGAGATTGGCCGCCGGTTGCGTGATTTCTTTTATGTGCTAAGAAGCAGTTACTATACAAATAGAGAAAAATGAGAGACCATAACAGCATAACAGAAGGTGAACGTTACTTTGAACGTAACACAATTGATACAAGTATAGGTGTAGGTATACTTGATATTAGTAGAGATATTCCTAATCACTTTGTAAGGAAGCGTTGTTTTGATATGACATATTGGATGGTTAATCAAAGTGTAAAATTAAATTTATGTAAGTATCGAGGTGCTTCACATAATGTGAAACAGTTGCTACAGGATAGCAAAGACGCAGGAGATGAGATTTGTGTTATTGCTGCTCAAGGATTAATGGCTCCTAAGTTATATAAAATTATTCATAAGACAGTGCAATACTACAAAGATAATCCAGACTTTTTTGTAGTAGGTCATATTATGGCAAGGGAGGACAGGTATCCAGGATTACACAGACAGTTGTTAATTGTTAATTTAAACACTTGGGAAAAGTTAGGATCACCAGAATTTTTAGAACACGGAATCTTTTGGGATAGAAAGCAAACATATCCTAACTTTACACTTAGTGAAGAAACGCTTAGTGCAGATTATACACCTTCGTGGATTAAAGGTACTGACGGAACACGGGAATGGTCAGTTGTTGAAGATGGTGCAAATTGGATTGCTTTGGCTTGTGAACACGGTATAACAATTGATAACTTTGATAACGAAATGAGAGAATGTAAAGCGTTTCTATATCCGTATGAAGAACCTGATAAACTTGAACGTGCCTGGAAAAATTTACAAGACGAAAACTTAATTGATAGTATTGAAAATTACACGCAACGAGCTTGGTTACGTAAAATAGCATATCAAGAACAAATTGAAAAAGATCGTGTGTATGCGTACAATACAGAGCGTCTAAGCGGTGAAGGTGTTAGGACATCTAAGCCTATAGACAGTATATTTTCTGCCGCAGCAGGATTCAAAACAATGATGTTGTTAGAGAACAACGGATTTCACGAGAATACTATTGTAAATTATTATGATTGGTGTGATGCAAGTTTAAAATTTAAAAAGCATCTGTTAGAAACGTGGGATGGAATAGACTTCCATAAATGGTTATTAAAGTATGATTTAGATTACAACTTTAGTAGTACTTACAGAGGAACTTATGAAAAGTTTTGGAATCAAGAAATAGAAAAAGAATTTGGTACAGCAGAAGCCTTTAAAAAATTATGGGATAAGTACAGTAAACTAGAGCATAATTTTTTTGTAATTGATCTAGTTAACGAACCTGAAAAGTTAATTAAAGAAATAAACAACCAGACAGGTAACAAACTATTGTGGACTACAAACATATGGCCCACTATGATGCTGCATTGGAATTTAGATATAGACGAGATTGAACAAAAATATCTAAATTTTGAAAAACTTGTACCCGACGACATTGTATTATACGGACAAGACTATCTTGCTAATGATTTAGAAATTAGAATTAAAAAAGGATACAGCGAAACTCATCCTAGATTTGAGACTGCTTATAAGAGGTTATGATTTACACTAAAGAGTATTTGCATAGTAAAGAATGGGACGTAATTAATTGCGGTATATCTTTTGATGTAGACAAATTAGTTGCGTGGTATGAAACGGTATGCGAAAAATACCAAGACTTAAAATTTGATTTTTCTATAGGACACGTTTTAAGTGAAGAATACAAAAATAGTAATGGATACAACGATGCGCTAAGAGGTGACATCAGCAGTTGGACTATAGACTGGCCTACGGAAAAGAATATTCCTATTCCGCCAACATTTGCTGCTAATGATGAATTATTTCCTGAATTAAAAGTTGATATTCCTTTCAAAATACAAGAAAGATACAAGTTTGGATATTTTAAAGATATTTGTAGAAAGTTAGGTGAGGATATATTTTGTCGTTCTAGAATTACAGTTCACAACACCGGTGCTGAAATAAAAAAACACGTTGATGATGACCAAGGACTTAGATTGCATATACCTATTATATCTAATAACGAATCTAAGTTTCTTTTTGGCGATAATTTAAATAGAGAATATACTATGGAAGCAGGTAATGCATACATTATAAATGCAACAATCCCACACGCAACTATTAACAACGGTCCTTCTAGAGCCCATATTATCTCAGATCCAAGTATAGATAAAATGTTAAGGTTATTAAAATGAAAAACAATCTGTATATTTTTGGTTGTAGCTTTGCGTGGAGTCCCGACGATTCTAGAGTTTGGCCAAGACAACTTGCTAAACATTTTAATCTAGAATTAGTAAACACAGGGTTTCCTGGTCAAGGAATATTACAGCATTTTAAAAACTGGAAGGATCTAGAAAAAGATATGAAACCAGGAGATATGTCTATTGTAGTATTATCTAGTCCTGATCGAACTTATTTCTTTCCAGATGCACCTTACTTTTCTCAATTTGCTCACGCAGAAGCTCCTAATATATTAGACAACACAGATGATATCACTGCCAACAAAATAAAAAAATCAAAGTCTGCGTACATTGATTATTTTACATATTTGCATAACGAAGATCATTTTTTATGGTTCTTAGAATGTTGGTTAAGATGGCTAGACGTTAAGTCTAAAGAGTTAGGAACTAAAACAATAATTATTCCGGCATTTGATGAACTGTTTCCTGCACTACAAGGTAACTTTGATAACTTATTAATATTTAAAAAAGCACTAATGGAAGTTTGCCAAGAAGAATATGCAAATAAAAAATTTAAAAAAGTATTTAATGGTGCTATGGATTTAAGAGCTAATCATTTATGTTTTGACAACCATAACGTACTAATTTCTAAAATAATAGATGGTGTTAACTCTGGAATTTTAGAAGACACAGAAAATGGATGGAGCAAACATATAATTTGTGATAGTAACATTTCAGATAAAGATTGGATAGACGAGCAATTATGTTTTAAAAAGTTTGACGAAAAGTTTTTTTATAAGGAAAATATGTTTAATAAAATAGTTGATCATTTAGTAAGAGGTGATTATGAAAACTAAAAGATATATTGAAAAACATACCCCTATTAATTTAGGTTGGAAGTATAAACGCTGGTTTCCAGTTAATGTTGATAAAATACAAGAATGGTTTCATAACTTAGAACACAAATACAATGATTGGAAATTTATTGTAGGCGACAATCAGCATATATGGAAAGAACCTATTGTTGACCCTGAAGGTATAACTGGTCATCGACTAATGGACGACACTGCATATTATACACTGTGTTGGAACAGTGATGAACCAGGGCCAAAGCCTTTTGAACAAGGACAAGCAAAGCCAGAATATAGAGACAATGATAACGATGAACTTAATCCTAGAAAATGCTTTTCAGGATACGGTTTAGATATTGTACAAGGGTTACCAGTACGCAGCAAGAAGTGGTTAGTTACAATACACACACCAGGAACTAAATTAATTACGCATCAGGATTCGCCTGATAAGATTAGAGTGCATATTCCTATATACACAAATAAAGATAGTAATTGGATTATTGAAGACGAAGAAGTACATATGGAACCTGGGTGGGCATACCTAGTAAATACTACATTGCCGCACAGTGTTGAAAATAAAGGTACTACAAATAGAATACACTTATACGGAAAAGTTTGGACAGATGAGATTAAAGATTTACAGCAAAAATAATTTTGTTACAGAAATGCAAGATCGATTAATTAACGACAACACAGTCGAAGGTATCGACGAATATTTTATTTGTATTGACTCTAGTGGCGGTGATGGCGCAGTTCCGTATTTTAAACAACTTCATCCTAATGTTATCAGAGAAACATTTGATGATGTACCTAAAGATATTAAGAAATGGGGTCCTGACATACAGGCATATTTTAACGCAATAGCAATAACCGAAGAACAAGCAAAAAATATAGTTGAGTTTATTAGAGATATTCCTTTCAATAGTTTAGTTCATATACACTGTTTCAAAGGTGAATCACGCAGCAAGGCAGTTGCAGACTTTATAGACGAAACAATACTTTCAAACGAAATATACGATGACGGTGCAGATGATTCTGGATATTACCGTATAAAAGAATTAATGGAGAAGCAATGGATTTCTTAGTAAAAGAACTTGATATAAATTTTTCATTTGCAGAGTTAGAACAGTATTTTGAAAATGTTGAAAACAACTATAATCATTTAAAATGGACAAGTGAACTAAAAGAAGAAACAAGCGGATATCAAAAACATTCTATAGATGGAGTCTATGGTTGGGGTATACAAAGTAATCTTGATGATTTAAATATTCCTTGTCCTCCTTATAATGTTGCTAAAAATGGTACAGATGATTATAGAGATACTGCCTTAGTATTTGGATTTGCAAATAAAATACGCACTAAGTTGCCTTACTCTCGACAACTTAGTATTGCTGCACATCCTCCAGGGACAAAAATAAATTTACATACAGACAGTGACACATATGTAAAAGTACACATTCCTATAAGCACAAATGATAATGCATACTTTAACTTTGAAGATCAGCAGTTTGTATTACAACCTGGTAAAATGTATCTTGTAAATACTAATGCATTACACGGTACGTCAAATGAAGGCGATAGTTATAGGACACATTTGTTCTTTAAAATACCTGCAGATAAAGTAAATGAAATTATAGAAATGAAAACACTATGAATATTAATGATACAGATTGGGACGTAATAGAATTAGATCTTCAAATTGACAAAGATTTAGTAAACGATTATTATAAGACGCTTACTACTGATCTTGCTGACTTCTGTTTTGATTTCAATTCAAAAGACTACATTCGTCCAGAAATATACGAAACATTTAAAAAAGAAGGACGTATGGGAAATTACTTAGGTAACGTAGGTGCTTGGACAGTTAGTTGGCCAGTTGAAAGAGATATTCCTTGCCCTAGTAAAACACAAGCAAATATAGAAATGTATCCTGAATTAAAAAAGTATGACGACGAAACATTAACTACAGAATTTTATTATGATGCTAAACCACAAAAGCGTTATATGTTTGGTTTAATGCAAAAACTGTTTGACACTCTTTCAGAAAGTGCATTACGACAAGTGCTTATTGCAAGACATCCACCGGGCCTAAGAGTAAACATTCACAAAGACAGTGAACTAAAAAAGTTACATATACCCTTGCACACTAACAAAGATGCAAAATTTTTGTTCGGCGAAAATGGAGAAAGACAGTACCAAATGGAAGTGGGAAAAATTTACATTATTAATCCTCTAGTACCACACGGAACTGAAAATTTAGGAGACGATGAAAGAGTACATATTTTATCTCGCATTGACTTTGACGCCATTTCGGAAATTAGAAAAGTGCAAGGAATCATAGATAAATAATACAACAAACCATTATGGAGGTATAAATGTCCACTACATTTTTTTCACAGGTACTTGACGATCCTTATTACGTTAATAGTAATGAGTACCTAAGCGTTATCACTAGCGGAAAGGTTAGAACCGAAGGTGAACAACATAGAGATATTAACAAAGATGCTGCTGCTAAGGCAGGGCTTTTAAGAGTTAATACAGAAACTAACCAAACAGAATTTATTGATTTCCATAAGTACAGCGAACCAGGGGACAGATATCGTTGTGTAGAAGTAGTTGACAATGTTGCTTATGTAATGCGTACTCAGAAAAAACACGTTGATAGTGTTGTACGAATGGCAGCAGTTAACTTAGATACCAACGAAGTTGAAATGATTGAAGAAAAAGCAGTTAGTATTCACGGAACAGAGACTCCTAAAACTTTTTGTGGACACTTTAACTTTGGACGTCCTATTGCAGTAGGCACTAAAATTGTATATCCTCCATTAAACAGTGGAGTAATTATTGTATTTGATACAGCAACTAAGCAAATGGTTGCACACGATGTACCTGATGATACTGCAAGTATTTGGTGTACACATATTCCAGAATTAAACGAAGTAGCATTTTTTCCATATGGTAACAAGACAAACAAATTGCTAGTTCTTAATTTAGAAACAAATGAACACAAGTTTGTAGAAGCACCTGTAGAAAGTTCTTTCTACAAAACATTTACACACGAAGGTAAAGGCGTTGGCGTTCCGTTAGTAATGGGCGACACAGAGTTAATGCATTTTTGGATTTATGATGGCGAAAAAGTTGACGCAGTTGAATATGTACCTTCAGCATTTGAATCGACTACAGGTATGATGGGATTCAAGTATGGAACTATGAGTGACGGTGTATTTTATACACACACTTGTTGGGACAAAGGCAATGAACTAGTTAAATTTGATGTTGCTAATCAAACAGTAGAATCTGTGAAAACAGACTTACCATTAGGCGCAAAGCCAGTAATTAGTAATAATTCTGTATATTTGTTTCCTAGTGTAAGCAATGAAGCACAGCACGATGCTCCTAACAAAGTTTACAAGTTAGAAAACAATCAAGTTATCGAAGGTGTTGAACTACCAACAAACAATGTAACATACGGTCCGATCAATGAAAGCAATGACACTGTATTAATGGTGCCATATAGATTTGATATTAACGAAAGTATGAAACTTGATTCTAATTTAACTGTTATTAACTTGCCAAACGGCACAGCACATTCAGTTAATGTTGAACTAGAGCTTGAATAAGATTAGGTTGGTTAATTAGCCAAACATTCTGTTTGGTATAAAACAGCTCAAAATTTTCTTTATAAAGACTTACAATGCCTCTGTTTACTAGCAGGGGCATTAGTTTTTTGTTTAGCTGATCACTTTTACCTGCACTTGCATTTTTAATATTCGTACTAATAACAAACTCTGCATCTGGATAATTTTCTTTAATAAACTTTATTTGCATTGGAAGAAAGTATCTCCAATGATAGCTCACTCGTAAAAAATCCTTGCCAACGCCTAATGCATAGCCAGGTAGTTGGGCTCCTCGAAATAGCACACGCCACTTGTTGCTACCTAACTCGGGTAAATGATGTATGCCAGCAAGATTCCAAATACAGTTTTTGTTATGATCCCAACCAATAAAATATTGTCCATAAGGCATATGCATTTTATCTAACTTAATTGCATCAGCATTTTTATTGTTTTCTAGACCTAAAGATTCACACGCTGCAAAAAACTTTTCTAATGCAGGACGATCGTCTTGTGTTAGTAATCGTAGTTCTAAATTAGGTTTTCCAGGTATTACCATTTGCTTCTACTCTCCTAGAGTGAAATTCTTTTGTATCCATATTAAAAATATCACCAGTTGAGCGACCATTTATAATACATTCAGCTAGATTTGAAGTTGCCGTGATAGGATGAAACATTACGTGGTGACTATTGCTATCAATAGTATTTAGATCAAATACCGTAGAATTATAGCCGATCATTACAGGCGGCGGAAATTCGGTCATACCATACCAATTGGCAACAGTTTTAACGCCACGCTCTCGAAAGTCATCTATCATTTGCTGAGAAATTTTGCTACTTCCAGTTACCATATACCTAACACAGCTCATATCAAAATCTTTCCAGCCTTTAGTTTTCGATAATATCTCCCAATGTCTAGGAATAAGAGAAATATAAGTAGGTTGTACTTGATTGAAAAATGTTATATACGTATAAGGATCAAATGCTGCTGATACCAAATGTGCTCCAGAAAGTAAAGCAGGCATTGCTGTTACAGTATAATGTGCAATTACATTTGCCGGAAATACATCTAACACTCTATCGTCAGCAGTTAGTCCAATTTCCTTGATAGATCTTTCTATATGGGGTCGCATATTATTATGTAATATGTGTTTGGGTGTATCTGTGCTGCCTGATGTTAATACGGTGACCTTCATAATATGCTCACTTTACTGTTTATTGAAATATTTAGCTGCTAAATATAATGTACGTATACTATTATGGTTTAGGTACGATATAAATATCAGACTTTTTAGATTAAGGACAAACTATGAAAAAATTATACTTCTTTGGGTGCAGTGTTACCGCTGGCAACGAATTGTATGAAGAAAAGTTTGTACCAAACTATTCGTCAATGAGTTTTAAAGATGCAAGAAAAGCTGCTAAAACTCTACCAGGCGATGATGTTGATGCATACAACTACAACAATTCGTTTCCTGCGTTAACAGCAAAAAAATTAAAATGCGAGTTTGAGAACTTGGGTATAGAAGGAATTTCTAATAAAGAAATTGCTGCAAGAGCATTTACCCATTTTCAGCAAGACTCGTATACTGATACAGTAGTAATTCTACAATTTACAACACACAATCGTGTTTTTATTAAATACAAAGAAGAAGGTGATAAAAAAACTGTAGGCAGTTTTGTAATACATCCTCTTGCTGGAGAAGACGAAAGACTGTCGCTAAGACAAAATAATTTACTTAAAGAAAACTATTTTGAATTTGCTGATGATTCTTTTGAGTCACTACAAGATCACATTGCTTTGTATTATGCAGCAGATTATCTTAGTTCCAAAGGTATTGAAGTTCACATTCTTTGGCCGGACAGGAATCTTATCCAATGGGCAGATTGGGAACATTCAGACATAGATAAACAAGGTAACTTTATTAACGATAGAGAGCCGCAATTTATGAATAAAATCGGAAATCATTTTGTAACTCGTGTTAAAGATTATGATATCCTTGATAGTTCTATTAAAGAGTGTATTCCTTTTGATAATCACAATTTACCTAGATTCCATTTTACTCAAGAAGCTCACGAATTTGTTGCAGAAGAATTAGCGAGAAGGTTAAAAGATGATTAGAAATTTGTTCGAAAGGCTAAGGTCTGTATATATTAGGTTTAAGTATCGCAAAAAGATTAAAGAGTTGTCAAAGAGATCGCCACACATTTACAGATGAAAAAGAAAATTGTTATATACAATCCGGATTCGTCTTCGGCTGTATACTTACCACTTTTATGGGCTAGTGCAAAAAGCTATTACGAATTAAAGGGCAAAGATCCTGATAGATGGGAATGGATACATCCGCGAATAAATTATCAGTTTGATGACGACAAGATTAAAGAACATTTGTTAGAAGTACAGCCCGATGTATTCGGCATCAGTATGTATATTTGGAATGATGTACAATGTCTTAAAATAGCCAAGTGGGTAAAAGAAACATTTCCGAATTGTGTAGTTATAAGCGGAGGCCCGCAACAATATTTTAAACACGAACTAGATTGGTTTGAACAATATCCGTTCTTAGATGCAAGCCTTGACGGCGGCGAATATGGCGAAATAACCTTTGCAGATTTATTAGACAACTTAAACGATGACAATAGTATTGATTGGAATACGGTTACTGAAGTAGTATTTCCGGCTAAGAGCAGAAGTTTTTATCATAAAAGTAAGAAGCGTGGAAATAAATCGCAGTTCTTTTGGGACTACAGCCCTTACACAATGCAAAGAGAAACATTTTTAGAATGTGCAAATGAAGTTAGACAATTTACTAGTCCAGTAAGTAACGTAGTTAACGGTAAACTAGAAACTACAAGAGGGTGTCCTTATAGTTGTGCATTTTGTGACTGGGGTGGAGGAATTGCTTCTAAGGTAAAACAAAAGTCTATAGAACACGTAAAAGCAGATATTGACGTCCTAGAAGAAGCAGGATGTGCATATATTTTCTTATGTGACGCTAACTTTGGTATACTCAAAGAAAGAGACATAGACATTATTCAATATATGGCAGACAGAAAACAAGCCAACCCTGCATTTTTTCACGTTTACTTTGGAGGCTTTGCAAAAACTGATAAGCATACAGAATATATTAAACAGATTCTTGATATTGACGCACAGAATAATTTAACTTGGGATCTAAGTTATAAAGCAAGCATACAAAGTATACACCAAGATGTTTTACAAAATATTGCACGTAGTGATATCTCGTTCGAAAAGCACGTTTATCTTGCAAACCACCTAAAACACAATTACGGATTTAGCACATATGCTGAGTGTATAAGCGGACTTCCTGGCATTACTCCTGATAGATGGTACCACGAAATGGACGTTTATGCAAGTCACGATATGGATATTTGTTTGTATAATTGGCATATGCTTCCAGAAACACCTAGCTATAGTAGAGACTTTAGAGCAAGATACGGTATTAAAACAGTTAAAAAATACAACAATATGCAACCTAATAATATTACACTTAGAAAAAGTGAAGTAGTTGTAGAAAGTTTTAGTTATACTAAAGAAGAATATAAAGAGATGTGGATAGCGTTCAGTGCTCAAAGAGCATTTTGGACTACAGGATTACTTAGAAAAGTACTGCAAAAGATATTTAAAAAATCTAATATTGGTTACGGTGAATTTATTAAACTATTCTATAGAAAGTTTTTAAGAAAAAATCCTGGATTATCTTTACAGGATCATATTCAAAAGATTGACAATAGATTTGCAGAGTATTATGATGACGATAATGAGAGTGCAAACAATCTTTCAATTAAATTTGGTGAGGTGGTAGCACCTATGGAAACTTCTTTTATGCTTAAATTATTTTATGATTATGCAGATTGTAGAGACGATATTAAGAAATGGCTATTAGAAGAATTTCCTTATCTTACTGCTGCTGAAATAGATAGAGAAAGCGACTTGTTTATTACAGCAGAAAAACGTTATACATCAGAATTTAAAAAGTTCAAATATGTACGTTTTAGTAACGATGTAATTAGTCCTTTCAAAAACGATACAATTACAAATCTAGTAGACTTTTTAACAACACAAATGCACACCTACACTCGAACAGAATTTTTAAGAGGAAGGGTAATTGGCATATGAAGGTAACAAAATTTCCAGTCGGTAATTATGGTATTATTATTGATGACTTAGATGTTAATAATGTTTCTGACGAAGAATGGCGTGAAATAGGTAAACTGCATTTAGAAAATTTAGTTACTATTGTACGAGGAAGTAATTGTAATGTCGATACGTTTTCTAATTTAATACACAAGTGGGGTCCTGAGTTTTGGGGCCTTAAGTATTCTTTACTCGAAAAGTACAATATAGATTGGGACACATTTCAACTAGCAGTACACGCAGACTTGCCATTTGTTGAAGATGTAGACAAAGATATATTAGACATCCTCTACAAAGCAAGTATTCAAACAGACAATGGTAAGAGTGTTAACTTCTTTAGTTCATCTAAGGATGAAAAAGGTGAGTACGGATTGTACGGCGGCCAGGAACTTGACTGGCATATGCACAGTAGCGGAAACTATGTATTTGAACACGCTGTTAGCTTACTAGCAGCAGAGAACGTTGTAGGCACTGCTACGGGCTTTGTAAACACCGCAGACTACTATGAAAGCGTTTCAGAGAGTTTTAGATCAGAACTAAATGATATGATTATATTGCACAAATACGATAGTGCAGATGTTGATCCTCCGTTTAGGCCTAGTGAAGAAGCAGTGCTTAAATTTAAAATGTGTCCTGAAGATTATACACCAGTGCCTATGGTAATACAAAGTCCGGGCGGTATCAAAGGATTGCATTTTTCACCTCCAACAATGCATAGTATTCAAGGTGCTACGCAAGCTGAGAGTCAAAAAATATTTGACACTATTGCTAATGAACTGTTTAGCGAAAAGTATACATACGATCATTGGTATCAGCAAGATGGAGACTTTGTAACATTTGATAACAGTATTACTTTACATCGACGTGTAGGACAAACAAACGACAGAAAGATCTACAGAATAGAACATACATATGATAACTTGCTAGATAAATTTTATGAACCGTTCTTGCAAGAAGAATATGCACAAAAACATAGACGCCTACTTCGAAAAATAATGAAGTTAGAAAAAACAGGATTTATAAAACCACCATTTAAATTTAGGGATTTAATATGAAAAAATTAGACTTTAAGGGACTAATA